CCCACACAATTCAAGTCAAATGTAAGTCCATCCTTACAATCTAATTGCCCTAGCAAGATTGTAAGCCTTAAATTCCTCCTTACATTTAACCTAGTTCACTAAAATTATTCGACAAAGTAAACTATAAACTATTAGAATTTTACTACACTAAGATAATTTGTGAATTCTACAAAGACAAATTAAATAACATATACACGCACAATAAGACAAGTGTTATATATACAAACAAGTTTTAAAATAAAACTATAAAAATTTAAGTAAGATAATTTTGAAATCCTCTCATACCTTGGCTCCCTCCTGCACCAAAATTGCTAATAGCGGTACCTGAAGGTGGTGGGAATATGTAAGAATAACAAAAAGAGTCATCTCCACCGATAAAGGTTTGGACAGTAGTAGTTCCACTAAACTTATAAGTCCAATCAGTATAATTAACTCCAGCTGGATAAGACAAATTTCGATTTAATCCGAAAGTAGCTCCAGTAATTTGTGGCATTTCCAACTCTCCAGTTGGTTTAACTGCAGATGTAGTATCAGTAGTCGTCATCCAATACCCAGAATTTGGATCTTTAAGAAATATACCAACATTATTTTGATTCTTATTGAAATATTTCAACCGAAATCCACCACGTCTAAATAAATAGAAAATTTGCCATAAATAGATTCCATTATACGTATTTGCTACTCCATAAGACCATCGAGGCCATATAGTAATATCACCAGAAGAACCACTGGGAGCTCCGTAACTATACATAACATGTGTAAGATCTCGTATAGATTCAGGTGACTCAGCAGCAGTAAGACCATCAATTATGTATTGTTTCATACTTGGATGCAATGGCAGAAAATCCACCTTAAAATCTTCTCGTGGGATACTATTTGGTGTAAATGTGACTTGTAAATCTCTGGGACTGGCAACTCGAAAATCTGGTCCAGCAGCTTTATAGCTAAGTACATCAATAGAGGTAGGACCAGTGGATACTGGTTGTGAAAAGGATAAAACTGCCATCCACAATACAAAATCTGGCACTTGGCCTGTACGCATCATAGGACTATGATCACTATAAGGTATGGTAAAATCAACTCTGGTAGTTCCATTTATATCTACAATTTTATGATATCCAGATTGCCATCCATTTCCATCTGTTGGTGCAGAGGCAGGAGCTAAGTAAAAAACAACCTTAACATTATGCATTTTGGATGCAACGAAGTAAAACTTGTACTTGATACTACCACTCCAAAAATTAAACATGGAAGCAATATAATCTACATATGTAGCATCTGCAATATCAATCAAATTAGATATAACAGTAGGAGTGTATGCAGATGTGATACTAAAATTATTAAAAGACTGCGGTGTTGAAGCTACAGTTAAAATTTTACTCTCATCATCTGGTCCATTTGTATAATTTACTTCACCCAAAGATGATTCAGGATCAATCAATGCAGCTTTCATAGTAGTTTGACCTTTTCCGTAAAAATCAGTTTGAAAATGAGAAGCTTGTGGTGTGTGATCTAAATTTAAAGAGCGTGGCTTATCAAAACCTAACTCTCTTTTAACAACGCGTGTAAAATTAGTTAAGTTAGGTGCCAATACATTAGCAGCTGCTGCAGCTACGTTGAAAACTTTTGAATAAGAAGAGTTTGTATCTTTATTATACATCTCCTTACTCTGTACTTTAAAATAATCACCGTCATCTGTAATCATCTTTCTAGGCTCAGACTTCTTTATCGCAGTAGGAGCAGTGGTTCTATATAAAGGCCATGACAATTCAACATCTACGAATTGAGCAGTAACATTAACAGTAATGGATTCAGTATTACCGTTTATATTTCTTAATGCTGCAGCCACTGTAAGAGTAAGAGCTCCAATTTCATCAGCATAATGATTAGTTGTGTCTAGGTATCTGCCAGGATGGATAAATGGAAAAGTCATGATTAAGGCATTGCATTCTTCATAAAAAAGCAGACCATGATCTCTACCACTTCTAGGTTGAAACGCATCAACATTTGTATCAGTACCTAACTTAAGAGGATACCAATCAGCTGCTAATGCACCATAATCAAAAGAACTAGCAGACGTACGAATAGTAACTTTAACTCCAGCTTTAAATCCTTGATAATATTCAGAAACTTTTCCTATAAAATCAATAGCAAACAAAGCATGTGGAAAATTAAGCGTTTGCAATACTGTACTACGAGCTTGCGAAGAACTAATGGTACCAGTATAAATTAAATATTCTCGCTCTAAAGCTTTATTATAATTGTATGTTTCTACATTATTCATATTGACAATATTAGTAGAAACATCATCAGATTTCATAACTACAGGATTTGAATCCACATAGTTACCAATACGCGTGGTTTGTGTTAAAACAGGGTCATCCATGCCACGGTCCATGGGATTGATTGTTGGTTCAGTTGTTTCAGGAAATAAAACTACAAAAGATTTTATGTCTCTCGACGGTTCAGCATCTTGTGCTGTGAAATAGCAAAATGTATCCTCTTGCCAAGGTTCATAATACATTGGGTCACACTCTTGGATACGAAATCCAAAATTAACGTGTTTTCCAGCAACATATTTGCTTTCGAAATAATAATCAAAAGACTTAATACTTGAACTAATAACATTATACAAATCTGGCATACGCTTACGCACAGCATTTAAGAATTTGTCAATTAGCTCATTAAATTCTTCTCGTCCAAGATGAGAAGCTTCAACAGCAAGAGATTGAGCTGAAGAAATCATAGCAACAGATTCTTCAGTTCTGTCAAGCCAGTAAATACTTTCACATATAGTAGTTTTTGACAATGGAGCATGACAAATCGAATCATACATTTTAAAACTACGTCCTAAATACGTAAAAGTATCAATAGTATCCACTATTCTAACACCAGTCTTTTTGGAAGAATGTGTATATTTCATCTTAAAGCGTCTCCATATTGGTTCAGTTAAATCCTCAGCAGTGTAACCATCAGCATCTAAACCTGATCCGTTGTCATCACCATATACTGCCATCTCAAATTGATCCTCTCTAAGCCCGAAATCTTCAGTAAATACGATATATAAGATGAACATCAAACAAACTGAGTTTAAAATTGATGTAAAAGGATTGCCAGAAGGATTACCCTTAGTCAATTGATAGATAAATTCATAAACAACATGTTTAGAATAAACTATATATTCAATTAATTTTCGGCGTATTCTAGCATTTTCTTCTCCATCATCGTACCATCGATTGACCACTTCACAAAATGCCCAAATTAAATCAGCATGAACAGTACCATCGTAATTTTCAAAATCTCCGCTAATTAACGATCGTGCTTTGCGAAGTATTCTCGCTCTTAATTTATGCCAATCTAATGAGTGAGGATCAATTCCGACACTAATAGGATGTGTGGATGCTTTACTTTGCACAAACATAGCAAAATCCAAAAAATACATTCTAGCAAGGATTAAGTAATGTAATGGACAAGCAGAAAAAAGGCGAGTTTTCCCCTTTAAAACTTTCTCTATAGGTCTAGTTTCAACTTTGAGTAAGTCACAAAAAACAACATCTATGTCTTCTCCATTTTTGATTCTTTCCAAATCACGTAAAATCCTTTGAAGGAAAGAGTCCTCATACTGCAATACTCCATCTTCATCACGAAAGATGTAAGGACTCTTGCCTTTCATTCTAGCTAAGTTAAAGGGCCACCCAGGAGAAGTGTTCAATATTATAGAAGGAATACCAAGTTCAGGATTTCCTCTCAAAGCCTCATAAACATCCAAAACTCTTTTAGTTCCTCCTTTATACAAATTCAAAAACCATGTGTACATACGCTCTGGAAAATTAATCTTGTCACAAGGTTCTTGACTCATTTTCTTTAAAGCTAAAACAAGAGGATCGACAAATTCGCCATCACTATTGATAAAAGGAACTAGTATAGCTGGTATTTTAACTGGATCTTCTTCTGGTGGTTCTTCAAATACATCTTCATCTGTAACCCATCCATACATTCTTGATTTTTTTAATGTATCTTTTCTAGGAACGTAATGTACATCTTTAGTAATCTCATATTTAGTAAAAGGCAAATTGGTTGGTTCTAATTCTTGTGTTGTAAATAAATCTTTACCTTGTTCTAATAACTTATCAAAACTAGATTGTGTAAATGGCAACGCAACACCATAATAAGTAGTACCACGCTTTTGTTCTCCACAATGCATACCTACTATTATAGCCAACCCATTAGGGCCTTCCATTGTAAGCAAAGCACCAGAATGTCCATTTTCACATCCACCAAAATATGTAACAGGTCGTTCAACAATGTATGATTCACCATATTTTGTGGTGTAAGGATGGGGACCATCAAAAGCAGCTCTATTAACTGATAAGATTTCTGCTTGTCCATCTTTCCGTACCATAATCATCTTCATAGCTCTACCTGCATCAATTTCTTCCCAGTGTTGAGGTTTCCACAAATGGTTGTACATCTGCTTTGGCATATTGCTCTTATCTGGTAATTCAAACATGTATAAATCCTCATTTAATGCTTTAATACTTTTAAGAGGCATAAGGAAATAAGAATGACCCTGAAACCAAGTCATGTCAATATACATCTCTCGACCTTGAAATCGATTAATAGAATGAGCAGTACCAACCATAAATCCATCTTTGAGATGCGACCATTTAGAATCACTGTAAACATTGCCAGCTGCATCTTTAATTGTTATATGAGCTAAACATTTAGTTAACGCGAGATTAGCATTAAGGAAGTTGTGTTCAGAAGATTGCACTTCAAACTTATGTTCTATGATTTTTTGTTTAACGTGCTTTGAAATAGGCTTCTTTCTATATTTTCTAGCATAATAATCTGCATCATAAGCTTCAGTTTTAAATTCATTAGAATTAGAACTATTCCATGTATTGAACAATGAATATGCGGTACATCCAATAGTCAATGTTGTAGCTAGAAATACAAATCCATAAAACATGTTTCTATAAGTTTTATTGCTTTCTGGTATAAATTTATTAAAGTAGACACCCATGTAATCACTAATATCAGAAGCTAAACTTTGTTCAGTGAATGTGCTAGATTGATTTGTAGGTAGATCAACTCCAAATGGATCATCACTATTCAAATAAATTTCTCTAATACGCTCTTTAGTATAATAAGTATCCTGTAATGCGCGCATGTTCTGCTGACATTTTCTTGCTAGAAAAACTAATTGCTTACATGTGTAAGTTTTACCAACTGCTTCTGGAAACCAATTACATTTATCTACACGAAAAAGTTCGTGTTCTATGTGATTGCGCATATCATATTTAATATCTCTATGTATAATGATGTGCATTCGTCGCCAAAATGCATTATTATCTTGCAAGCCTGCTAATAACTCACATTGTTTATAACCATTGTTTGCAACGTTTGTAGACAAATAAATAACTTGCGAATTAAAAAACATCTTTCCCTTAGCTTCACATTCAGCCATATTCAATGGATAAGGCATAGTATTAATCATTTTAATAAGCATTTCGGCTTGTAATGCCCTAACTGAAGGATCAGCATTAGCAAATAATTCATCAAACATAAAGTGATATTGTCCATCATAAGTATCAAAATACTCGGTTGCAGGATTGTAGGTAAAAACTTTAGATTCGTCAAAATCGAAACCATTTAGTATACTCAATCCTTTAGCAATATGTTTAATCGCGGTAGATTTACCACACTCAGCTGGTCCAGTAAACAATATGGTTAAAGGTTCTTGACGTTCACATGTACCCTTAAGTAACGGTTTAGCTTTCAAAGACATTCTTTCCAAGATTATTCGTTTCTTATCAAAAAGTCGTGATAAATGTGTTGAAACTCTTTCCATTTTAATATTGTTATTCAAATCATTAGCTTTATCCATAACTTTCAAAACTTCCCTACATAACTCATGGTTTGTAACCAAATGAATTTCATCTTGTAAATTAGAATCAACGAATGTTATAACGTCCAGCAATTCTTTACCAAACTTGGCAATATCAGGATTAAAAGGATCATAATCAAACAACTCTCTACCAATCCATGATATAATGCCCTTAATCATTGAGACTTTATCTTCCCAGAAGCGCTTATTATAAAATATATATTGGAATCTGGTGTTAGCTTGTTGCATTTCTAATTGACTCATATCATCACTCTTAAAAATATTCAAAACATCAACAAAAGGAGCAATAAAATCAGTAATACTATCGAACGCTTGTACTGTAAATCTATCTGGATCATCAAATTCGTCTACATTATTTCTCTCAAACAAATCATCTACTTTATCAGATGGTACTCTCAAATCTTTACCTTTCCATCTAATATTAATTTCATTTACTTGTTCTAATGCGTAACCTGAACATTGAAACAACTTGTCTTTAAATGTCAGTAATAATTGTGGATACATAATAAGAACAGTAGAGAGTTGATTAACTGCTTCACCATATCTACCATAGCAAGCTAAATAAATTGATTCTGCCATAAGCTTGATTGCTCCAGCCATTTTAGTATAAGAGTCTGGAATATTAGATGTTCCATTTACAAAATTTTGAATAGTATCCATCACATTATTAATAGAATCCAAGCCATTTTTAGCAGAATCAACAACTTTATTAGCTTTGTCAATGACAACTTGCGTTTGCGGCGCATATTTCTCAAAGTGTTTTTCAAGGTCACCAATAATTGGTTCAGCTTTCTCACACAATTTTGTTACAAGTTCAACTTTTTGTTTAGCTTGATTTAAAGTATTATTTGCATTTTCTAATAATTGTATTATCTTAGGAGTTGATTTTTGAAGCTCTTTATAAACAAATATTAAAAAACACATAAACATTATGCTCCCAACTGCAATACCTTCCCATGAATGTTCTTCGAATGAGTCACCCGCAAATTTAGCATCTCTGGCTTTCTTAATACTTAAGAATTTCTTCTTAACCTTTTCATTACTAAAATTTATCATCTCACCTGTTTTCATGGCGTCTTTAAAGATATCTTGTGTTTTAACCATATAAATATCATTAACTATATCTTGTTTGGTTTCACCTGACAAAAAGCGCTCTTGTATTTGTGGTGTACGCATCTCGGTTGCAAAAATCTTAGATCTATTCTGTTTTAATAATTTACGCTCTCTATCTGAAAGTAACGAAATGTCATAATATTCATTAACAAATTTCAAAACAGAACTGCGCAACTCCAAGATCATGTTCTGGAAAACATGTAAATACTCTTCATCATCACGCACTATATAATAATACCACTCTGGAGGTATAAAATTAACTATCCAACTCAAAGACGAATAATTTGGTTCTTTCCATTGTTTGCGCCATATATAACATCTCTGTTCAAAATAAGTAACCAATTCTTCTCTTGTCATTTTATCATTAACAAATTGCTTGCAAATAGATTTAATCTTCTTTATTGTAAGCATTCTACTATGACTAGTACATTGACTAATAACATTGAATAAAATATTTGGTTCCATAACAGAACGTTGCAACAAAGGTTCAATATGATATTTACCTTTGCCAGTTGCTTGAAAATACTCTTTCGAGAGTTCAGGGAATTTAATAACGGGATGTTGTTCAAATTTCGTATTAGAGCAAGGTAACTTTAAATCTAAATGATTGGTTACACCAATAGTCTGAACAGTTTGGTATGCTGCCAAAAAATCTTTTAAAGCTCGTACACCTGAATCAGATTGATTCCATTTACGGCGTACCATATTTAAGCCTCTTTTAAAATCCAAAAACAATTCTTTCTGATCCAAATTCTGAAACTTAGATGGATTCATATTACAATAGGAACCAAGTATACTATCGACATCCTCATACTTCAATGAAACTAAGAATGAATTGAGCTCTATACCTCTGTGAAAGGTGTCGTCAAAAACAAAGCCTGTTGGACATTTCCAAGTTGGATCTATCTTGGGTCGTATAATGGTAAATCCACAACCATCGGCAAAACCAAAATTTTGCAATTCTGGTGCCATTCCTTTTGAAGACTTATATGTTTTATTCTTTTTTGATCTTAAAGGAACTTCTTGTGATAAATTATGTTTAATAGTTTGATCTATTTTATATTCACATGGTTCTTTTTTAATATTTGTGCCAGTCGTAATTACATCAAAGGAATGTGTTTTAATGTTGTACTGTGTGAATGTTTGTGTTTGCAATGGCAAAATTAAATCTTTGTCTTCACTATGTGGGACAAATCCCTCAGCTCTTATATAACACTCTTCACATGCAAATACTATAAACTTGGCATCCCAATCATTAGTACGCTTAAATGTTGGATGAAATGACAACACATCTGTCTTACCACAATCGATACATATTCCTTTCCGACCTTTAACTCGTTGTTTAATCCAACACCTACCACACAAGTGATCAATTTTAGAACCATCGTAAATAATAACTAATTCACCATCAAACGGACCACACTGAAAACATGTACGTTTATGGTCACGTGGAAAACGAGTGATTGGGGGTAATGGTAAATCTTTATCATCGCTCTGAATATTAAAATGGTCTTCATCTGCTTCATCAAGTATCTTGTCCTCTTCGAATGCAAAACAAATATCACAATAACATTTTGAATTGTGTACAATCCAATTACAATTAGAAAGACTGATTCCACAATTGTCACATAATGGACCTCGCTTGTGTGAATTATGATAAACTACACGACATTTTGCACATAGCGTATGAGTCAAACCATCAATTTGAACAATAGAAATCTCTCCAGTATCACAAAGTTCTTCACACCATGGACACTTACACTTTGTAAATTTGTGGTTAAGAAAACAATCAGGACATACACGATTATTACCATCTGGAATGCAATCAATAACATTAATATCTAATTTACAAATTGCACATTGCACAATTTCCTCAATATGAATATTATCTTCTCGATGCACAAAAAGTTTTGGTTGTTCTGTATCAATAACAATAACCCATTTAATATAGTCTCTAATTTCTTCATATGATTTACTCTCAACTAAAACCATATGTATCATAACCAATATCAATCTAATAACACATAAACATGAAATAATTTGATATGCATGGTACCATCGTGTTTGTCTAAATCTAATAGGATTTAATAATAAACCAAAAAGACTCAATAACACAAAAAATTTCCCAATCGTATCCATAAACAATTGAAACAAATCACTCAAATGTAAAATAAATACCCATAAGGAAAATAATACATAACACACCTTCTGTATAGGAGTGCGATGCATTGTATACTCTTTTGGCAGTGAACCATCTGTAGAATTTTCAAAATTCTTATTACCCTCTGAAGGCGCGGCATGACTACATGCTTTTTGGCTGGTTTTATCCTCACAGCTGGAACTACTCTCCATTTCCAAATTAATGCCACTATAAACATCTCTGTGGTTGAGCCGGGTTTGTTCATCAGTTATCCTCTGATCGCCTTGTTAGTACTATCTATATACACTTCGCCTACATTCTGTACCACTATATAAGTGATCTGTACAGTAAATGTTTCCCACGCATATAGAATCATTTAAACTCAACTAGCAATTTAATTTGCTTTACCCAAGCAGGGGATCCGGGCTTACTGTCCGTGACACTGTTAGTTGGTCGCTTGAAAATTATTGCTATAGCGCTATCTATAGCCTCACCTTGGTTTTAAGTGTTCTCCTACACTAGCAATCGGGTACATTATTATGTTATTATGTATAATATACACGGAATGCACACAGGGCATGTTTTCCTTATTTATAATAAATAAGTGGGGCTTTACACCACGTGCAAAGTACCAGACTCGGGATATAATCCGTCAATGTCAGATGAAAAATAGTAAGCCACGCTAGTTCACACTATCAACGATCTCGTTTGAGACGTGATATTCATACTTGCCTTGAAAATGAAATCAAGGGGTATGTGTGAATTGGTAATCAAAATTAAATACATCGTAT